AATCCATATACATTTCCCTATCGCATTTTCCCTTCTTTATTTTCGATTGGAAATACATTTAAACAATTGACTTATCCGACCAAACAGTTGAATGGAAAGGCGATTGTACAACCATTGGAACATTTAGATGTCTATGTAAATGTATGCGGTGCCTTTCAAGAAAAAGGCTACAATTATATTCTCTCTACTATCAAAGAAAAGGCAGGAAAAACAAAAGCAGGGTTGCCTAGTTTTGAAAATATGGACTCGTTTGGTTACACTGTTTTACAAAAACCGCTTCAAGCGCTGAATATTATTTATCCAAATAAAATGTTGGATGTTGCAAAACCAATCATTGACACCAAAATATTATTAGGAAGTGAAGGTTTAAAGCGGACCATGAAATATACAGAAACGACTAATCCACCTACTAGAAAGAATTTCGAATACAGAAACAAAGATTTCGGCGATTTTTTTGCACCAGATAAAATTGGACAATATAGTTCGAAAATAAAGAGCATTACTGATAATATTCTCAATTCAGACGGTATTGTCCTTATTTATAGTCAGTTTATTGATGGTGGGGCCGTACCCATGGCTCTAGCTTTAGAATCATTGGGTTTTACACGATTCGGTACGAAAACCTCCAATTTATTCAAAACACCCCCTCATAAATCAATTGATGCGAAAACATTTTTAACAAAAGATGAAATGGAGAATCCAGACGATTTTACACCTGCTACTTATACCATGATAACTGGTGAAAAGGCATTATCTCCAGACAAGGTATTTGATTTGAAAAATCTAACTGATGAAGACAATAAAAACGGAGAGAAAATAAAAGTAGTCATTATATCAATGACTGGTTCTGAAGGTATCGATTTTAAAAATTTAAGACAGGTTCATATATTAGAACCATGGTACAATTTAAGTCTGATTGAGCAAATCATAGGCCGTGCCGTGAGAACATGTAGTCATAAACAATTGCCGTTTAAAGCCCGTAACGTGGAAATATTTTTATACGGAACCATTATGACAGATACAGAAGAAGAAGCCGCTGACCTATATATTTATCGTTTGGCTGAATTAAAAGCAGTTCAGATTGGTCGTGTAAGTAGGATATTAAAAGAATCATCGGTAGATTGTATATTAAATATCGACCAGACAAATTTTACAGAAGAAAATATGAATACGATTGTAAAACAACAGCTCTCTAATAAACAAGTAATAGACTTTCCTATAGGAGACAAGGCCAATACAGTTTCGTGTGATTATATGGATACGTGTAACTTCAAATGCAAACCATTCAAGAAAATAACAGAAACAGATATCAAATTAGATACATACGATGAAAGTTTTATCATAATCAACACTGACAAGATTATTCAGAGAATTCGTGATTTATTTAAAGAAAAGTTCTTTTATAAAAAAGACAAACTGATAAGCGAGATAAACGTGGTCAAAAATTATCCAATTATTCAGATAAATGCAGCATTGACTGTATTAATCGATGATCAAAACGAGTATTTAACCGATAAATATGACAGGCTAGGTCATTTGGTCAATATCGAGGAATATTATTTATTTCAACCAATAGAACTGAATAATGAAAATATCAGCGTATTTGACAGAAGAAATCCAATTGATTACAAACATAAGGAAATTGTTGTACCTATTCAAATGAAAAAAGAAGAACCCTTGATTTCAATGAGTAAAGACAAACTCGATTTGAAAAAGAACAACGCTGAACCTATTAAAAATACGGGAATCAAAATAATCGAAGAATGTAGAGAGAAATATAACACGGCTACGAGTAACATAGAAAAAATAAAACGAGGCGAAGACGATTGGTACCATTTTGTAGCAGTATTGAAAAATACAAACGCTTTTAAGAAGAATATGGAAATGAGTGACGCTGATTACAGGCAATTTATTGTTTCCCACATTTTAGACTATTTAGTATTTGAAGATACGAAAGAAGTATTAACTTATATTTATTTCAAACAAGACAAATTAACGGATTTTGAACAAGAAATTAAGAAATATTACGATGACATGATGATGGAATACAAAGGTATTATAGGTATCATATTGCCCAAAGACAACAAGCAGCATTTACTGGTAAAAGGAGATGAAGAGTGGAAAAGCGGACAACAAGAAGATTATACTGATTTAGTGCCAGAATTGCGAAAACTCGTCATACCACTGACCGATTATAATACATTGGTAGGGTTTATAACCATGTTTAAGAAGGATTATAATATATTCAAGGTAAAGAATATGGAGGATAAGCGAAGCAAGGGTGCTAGATGCGACCAAGCAGGGAAATCCGAAACCATTAAATTATTAAACGAAATTATGGGCGACTCTGTATATTCATCAGAGAATACAAAAGGCAGAAACAAAATAGAATTTTGCGTAATGCAAGAGATGTATTTACGTTATTTTGATAAAACATCTAAGAACAACAAAAGATGGTTTGTAACACCTAGTGAGATGATATTAAATGGCATTGAAAAACTATCATTTCAATAAAAATGAAACATTATCAGGTATGAAATGTATTTTGACATGGTATATTTACATGACGTATTTAATTAAAAATTGAATAATATAATTAAAGATTAATCTCTAATAATATAGTAATAATGGAGACATCCAAAGTCAAAAAAGATTTCCGCAAAAAGAGAGAGGTTGGTGTCTATATGAATACTCTTCTATCGCGTAAAATTCAAGTATCATTTAATAAAATAGGTAAGAACATTAAGGAAGTGCTTGAAAAATCAGTAAAAAGAGATATAGAAGGAAAATGTACAGTAGAAGGATATGTAAAATCAAATTCTACAAAGGTACTCACCTATTCAAGTGGTGTATTATTTGAAAATAAGGTAGAATTTGACGTTGTGTTTGAATGTTTAGTATGTTGTCCAGTTGAAGGAATGCTTATTAAATGTAACGTGAAAAACAAGACGCAGGCCGGAATTCGTGCTGTAATTGGATCAGGAACCGGAACAGGAACAGGAACAGGAGAAGGAGCAATCGAAGAAAAATCGCCTGTCGTTGTCTATGTTAGTAGAGATCATCATTACAACAATAACTATTTCAATACGGTGAATGAGAATGACGAGATTACAGTTCGTGTGATTGGTCAAAGATATGAATTAAACGATGAGCAAGTCAGTGTAATTGGTGAAATAGTAGAACCCAAAACGGATAAAATAAAAATAGACAAAATGAAGAAGAAACCGAGATTAGTTATTTCAGAAAACATTTAAAAACATTATTACTTATTATACATATAATGAGTGATCTGAATATTATAAAAGAGCGTATTGAGAAACTAAACAAATTTCACCAAGTAGAAATTCTCAAGTTATTGAAAATATCGGACAATACAACATTGAACGAAAATAAAAATGGTGTTTTTATTAACTTGACTAGTTTAAGCGACAAGGTTATTTTTGAATTGGAAAAATACTTGGAATATGTTGATAAACAAGAGACACAATTAGGTGTCATTGAGCAACAGAAAAGTCTTCTGTCTAATACATTTTTTAAAGATAATAAAGAGAACACGTCTATTACATTAAATGCAGAGATCTAGTGAAATGATAAATGGCTTCAGTAAGCATATGCTAACATTAAAAAATATGTCTAATATTAGCATAATAACGAATGAAATAACGAGTAATAAACCGAATATAGTCGTTCCGAAAAAAAATATGACAACTGTAAATGATATTTTTTTCCCAAAACAACGAGACCAACTATTTTGGTGTTTTTATGTTATATTACAAGGTCATTCTGAATACGAGATGACTAATAACTTCTTTACGTTGGAAAAAGAAACGAAATACAAGTGGATCGAAGTTTTTCGCGGAAGAAAGGAGCTGTTTAAACCTATCAAGGTAAGTAGAAATGTAGTTGAAGATGAACTAGCAAATGCAAAAGCCATCACGATGGCAACCGTGAAAGCATTATGTCACTTGAATGATGTAAATGTTTTTTATGTTGATGATAAGAAATATTATGAAATTACGACAAATAGCGAAAAACCATTTTACCTTATTGAAAAAGTAGATGGACGATATGGATTAAAGGAGAAAATACCAATTGAAAAAGTGGAGTACTATAGAGAACATTATTGGAAGTTGGAGAACTTAGACAAGCCCTTGAAGGCAGTATCTAGTTATAAGGCGGACGAGTTGAAAGACATTTGTAAAAGATTGCATATTGATTCTTCAAACATGACGAAACCTAAAATGTACGAAAAAATATTGAGTAAATTATAAGTTGTATTACACCCTTGGTAATTTAAAAATTGAATTCGTTTAATAAATAAGTATTAAATGAATTAACATAATAAACATAATAAACAATGAAAGTAACTAATACTGATTTACTCAATAATAGATATACATATTCTATTGAAATTCTCGAACAGAATATTGTGGAAAATCATCTTGATGAAAAAATACTATTAGCAACACAAAAACTCACTCCAGAATTTTGTGTTAAATATATATTGAATTTAGATATTGAAGGAGGTGGTGAGGAATCGTATATATTTGATGTTTGTTATATATTACAATTTCAGAAACATATAACAGAAAAAGAATTAATGGATTTAATATCTACTTAAAAATTGTTAGATAGAAATATAACTATTTATTAATGTCGCTTGGATTTCCTCTTGAATTTTTTGGATCTTTTGGATCTTTTGGTTCTTTTGGACTTTCGTGTTCTTCTTTTACCGCCCCCTAGATATTTTCCTATTTCATGTCGTAGTTCATAAGGCATTGTTCCATCACCTACATTCCCTACATCTTTTTCACTCATAACCATAGCTAGGTTTTTCCTATCTTCTTGTCTTTCCAAAACTTTTGGAATAGTCTGTGCGACAATATTTTGTTTTAATAAAAAATCGTCTTTTTTCTTTTTTATTTCTATGTGTTTTTCTATCAAATAAGGAATACCAGATTGGTCTTGGTCGTCTTCTTCCAGGTCTTCAGCCAGTGACTGTTCTTCGTTTGTTACATCAGCGCCATTTTCAAGTAATAATTCAATGACATCATATTCTCCAGAATTAATTGCGCGTATAAGTGGTGTATCACCATCGTTATTCAGAGCATTCACATTAGCTCCGTTATTTAAGGCATATTCAACTTTGTCGTAATCATAAATACGAATTGCATCAAAAAGATAATTATCCTTTTCTTCTTGATTTCCTCCTCTTTGTCTTTTCTTGGTTTTTCTAAACTTATTGGGTTTTCTATGATATTTTCGTGTTGTCATCTACTACTATATATATATCTATTTTTATTTTTATTTTTAATTGATTTAGATCAATACGTATTTTTAACGTTTCTTGGATTTTCTGGTTTTTCTGTTTTTTCTGTTTTTTCTGGATTTTCTGGTTTTTCTTTTTAGTCGGTCGCGATTACCTAAATCACTAAAATAAGAACAATTAAATTTAAAATTGAAAAAAACATATATAAAATAATATGTTCAAGTATATATACACAATGCCGGAATTAAATTCCCAACAGCAATTTGATAATATTGTTAATAAATATTTAGAAAACGTTGCTAGATTAAGTGATGGAGTACCTGAATTTGAGATACGTTTTGGAACACGTGGTATAAGACCTATTTCCAAAATTGATTTCGACAATGTAATTCAAAAACTAAAATCGTCTGGATTCGAATTAACGGATGTCAATGCATATACATTGAAAATGCAAAGTGAATTCTTAGACAAGAAAACAGGTCAAACCAAACAGTCTAATGTACGTGTCGAATTAAACGGTATTCATCAAATTCAACAATATTGTGAAACGAATTCGCTTGATAAAACATTCCCGACTTTTACACAAAAACAATATGCAAAGGTAGATGGTAATCCAGTATATCCGGTTGATATAGACGATTTCAACTTGCGTGCCTCTTTTCAAACAGAGAAATTAGTGCCTTCTCATGGTGCGTTTGCAGAAAGCATCATGTCTTCTTGGTCCGATAGCAGAAAAACATCGTTTCGTTATTTAAATCGTACTTCATTTGTTCATAAGGATTTACCTATTCGATTTGATTTGAGTATTGTCAAGGAAGGTGAAATGGAAGAAAAAGAATTTCGAGGAAGAAAACGATTTGTACCTAGACCGGAATATACCATTCAAGCAGCCAAAGTATTCGACAATGTAGAAAAATATGAAATCGAATTGGAAATTTTGAACAATAAGGTCGGTGCTGGAACCAATTATTCAGATAGCAGAACATTGTCCAAGGCGTTAAGAAAATCAATTATATATGTTCTGTCAGGACTACAAAATACAAATTATCCTGTACCATACAACGAAATTCGAACAGTAGGTGATCAGTATTTGAAATTAGTATATGGCAAAGAATACCATGACAGAATGAGAATGAAACCCAAAATGTATTTAGGTCCATCATCTTCTACTCTACAGATGAACAATATAGCACCTATTAATGATGATGCAATTATACCAAACATTCGCAAAGATTATACAGTCACTGAAAAGGCAGATGGTATGAGAAAACTACTTTATATTAACAAGGGTGGAAAAATCTATTTGATTGATACCAATATGAATGTTCAATTTACAGGCGCGGTCACCAAGAATGTTGATTTGTTTGAAACGATATTGGATGGCGAGCATATTTTACATAATAAACGAGGCGAATTTATTAATCTCTATGCTGCGTTTGATGTTTATATTGTGAATAAAAAGGATGTTCGTGCCAATTCTTTCATCCCTCCACCAACAGAGGAAGGAGGGAAAGAACCGATTCTAACAAAATATCGTTTGCCGGTTTTAACGAATATTGTCAAAAATTTGGCAGCAACGTCGTCGGTTTCAGATAAACCGTCGCCTATTCGTATCGAGCATAAAAATTTCAAGGCTGAAAGTAAAAATTTGAGTATCTTTCAATGTTGTAATACCATCATTGACCAACAAAAACAAGGACTTTATGAATACGAAGTAGATGGATTAATCTTTACACCAGCTTATTTTGGTGTTGCTGCTGATAAACCAGGAGAAGCTGGTCCTCTTAACAAGCCTAGTTGGGCTCACTCATTCAAATGGAAACCACCTGAATTCAATACCATTGATTTCTTGATTACTACAAAAAAGGACGTT